AGCACTCACTTACTTTACCGACAATAACCTCTACATCGACGCAAAAGACAGCACATCTAACATGATCTTCCGTGTCGGCAGCGATGCTGAGCGGATGCGCATCAATGCTAGCGGCAACGTCGGGATCGGGACTAGCAGCCCTGCGGGCCTCCTTGAAACGGCAAGCAGCAGCGACGGTAGCATTTTCGCTTCAACTTATGTCGGTAGCGGGGTCGGCGGAAACTTCATTGGCCGCAAGGCTCGCGGCTCCCAAGGCTCGCCATCTGGCGTATTGAGCGGGGACACGCTCACTTCGGTGCTTGGGCGTGGCTACACATCGGCGGGGGCTTTCAGCGCCAACGTGGGCGCTGTCTCTATTGTCGCGGCGGAAAACTTTAGCTCTACCGCCAACGGCACGAATATTACTTTTGCCACTACCGCAACGGGCGCGACCTCGCGCACCGAACGCATGCGCATTGGCTCCAACGGCAGTGTGGCTATTGGGGGCACCGGAACAGACGCTTCGCTGCACATCCAGTCGGCAGTGGGGGGCTACAACCGTCTGACCCAGATGTCTCCGAGCGGCACCTCGCTCGACGCCTTCAACATTATCGCCGCGAAGGACGGCAGCGGGAGTGATTTGTGGTGGTCGTGGGGTGTGGATACCAGCAACCGCTGGCGGCTTAATCAAGGTGTGGGGTTCAGCACCAACGGCCTTTCAATCAGTGATACCGGTGAGGTCTATATCGCGGGCCTGACCGATCAAGGTGCCTACAACCTCCAAGTTAACGGCACGGGTGTGTGGGGCGCGGGTGCTTACGTCAATGGCTCTGACCGCAACCTCAAGGAAGAAATTGCTCCGCTGGGCGATGCGCTTGATCTGGTCAACGCGCTGAAGCCTGTCACCTTCCGCTACAAGAAGGATTATTCCAAGGACCAGTCCATCCAGCCCGGCTTCATCGCGCAGGAACTGCAAGAAGCTCTGGCCGATCAGGTCTATCTCGACGGCGTTGTGCAGGCTGGCCCCAAGCACCTCAACGTGGCATACCAGTCGTTGATCCCCGTCCTTGTAAAGGCCATTCAGGAACTTACCGCCCGTGTGGCAGAGCTAGAAGGAAAGTAAAAATGGCTATTACCAACATTTGGGCTGTCCAGCAGATGGACTGCTACCCCGAATACGAGGGCGAGACCGACGTAGTCTTCACTGTCCACTGGACCCTTACTGCCACTGACGGCACCTACAACGGCTCTGTTTACGGCTCGATTGGCGTGACGCTCGATGAGGGTAGCACCTTCACTCCCTATGAGGACCTGACCGAAGCGCAGGTCATTGGCTGGGTGCAGGCCGCTATGGGCGAAGAACAGGTTGCGGCTTATGAAGCGAACGTGGCTGAGCAGATCGCAAACCAGATCAACCCACCTGTGGTCACTCCCCCTCTTCCTTGGGCCGCACCGGCTCAGGATTGATTTCCGCTAGGCAGGTGGCCATAAGGTAGCGTCCGCTATGGGCGCTATCTTATAGGCTATCTATGTCACTCAAAATTTGTGTGTACGCCATCTCCAAGAACGAGGAGATGTTTGTCGAGCGGTTCTGCAACTCTGCCAAAGATGCAGACCTCATCCTGATTGCCGATACCGGCTCTACCGACAAAACAGTCAAGCTGGCCAAGAAGTGCGGCGCTAAGGTGCCTGAAATCTGCATCACGCCATGGCGCTTCGATGACGCCCGGAATGCGGCTTTGGCACTGGTCCCACGCGATATCGATGTTTGTGTTAGTCTCGACCTAGACGAAGAGCTTCAGCCGGGTTGGCGTGAGGAGATCGAGCGCGTTTGGACTGAGGGCACGACCCGCCTGCGCTACGGATTTGACTGGGGGGCAGGGATCGTCTTCAAGTACGAAAAAATCCACGCACGGCATGGCTACCGCTGGACCCACCCATGTCATGAGTACCCGATCCCGTATCTGATCGACGAGCAGTATGCCGACACCGACATGCTGATGGTGATCCACAAGCCCGACAACACCAAGAGCCGAGGCCAGTACCTCCCGCTTCTGGAAATGTCGGTCAAGGAGGACCCTAATGACCCTCGTAACGCCTTCTACTACGCCCGCGAACTTTCCTTCCATGGCCAGTGGGAGAAGTCGATTGAAGAGTGCAACCGCTATCTGGCTCTTCCCGGTGCCAATTGGCCCAACGAACGATGCTATGCCTATCGAGTCATCTCTCGTTGCTATGATGCGCTCGGAAATTGGGATGCTGCAATGTCGGCTGCGCGACATGCTGTCATCGAAGCACCGCATACCAGAGAGCCATGGTGCGAGGTGGCCAAGCTTGCCTATCAGCGCCACCAGTGGCCAGAGTGCTACGGCGCGGCCATGTCGGCTCTTGCCATCGAGCATCGCGAATGGGTTTATACTGTTGACCCAGCCGTCTGGGGATCGCTGCCGCATGACTATGCCAGCATCTCCGCATGGCATCTTGGCCTAAAAGATGAGGCCCTGAAGCAGGCGCAGTTGGCGGTTGAGAAAAGCCCTGATGATGAGCGCCTCAAGCGCAACCTTGAGGGCATTATTAATGGCTTTGAAGACGAAGAGTAATGCATCTGGCGTGGCCAGTGATTTCTTGCTAGAAACCTCCTGAACAGCACTAAGCTAGGCGGGAAGTATGACAGCGCCACAGACCACGCCTCTGACCTATAATGGCTACGTTTCTCAAATTGCGACCATGGCAGTGGTGCAAACCACGACCGTAGGTGGCGTAGTTGAGGGCGTGGATGCGGAATTTAACTCCATTATCCCGCAGATGCTCAATTATGCCGAGCTTCGCATTCAGCGTGATCTTGACCTGCTGCCCTCCCAGACTTCCCGTAATTACACCCTGACGATTGGTAATAATCAGCTTCAGATCGACGTTAATGACTTCGTCACCTTGCAGACGGTTCAAATCAATCAGGGCGGCAACACTTTTACGCTCCTACCCGTGACCAAAGAGGTGCTCCAGAATGTCTATGGCTCTTCGGGTTCGACGGGCCGCCCAATCTACTTTGCTATGTTTGGCGGCGATCTCTCTACTGGTGGCAACACTTATAATAACATCATTTTTGGCCCTTATCCTAATGCCGCTTACAACCTCACGATAACCGGCACCGTGCGCCTGCCGACTCTCTATCAGAATGCGGTTGCTCCGCTGGCCTCGACTGGGACCACGTTCATCAGCACCTACCTGCCTGATTTGCTCATTCAGGCATCGATGATCTATATCGCCCAGTATCAGCGCAACTTCGGCCAAGCGTCGAATGATCCCGCGATGGGGCCGACTTACGAATTGCAGTACCAGAACCTTCTGAAGACTGCGATTGTTGAGGAAGCGAGGAAGAAGTACAGCGCAGCCGCTTGGTCGTCCATGTCGCCCGCTGTGGCGGCTACACCTTCGAGGTAAGCCGCTATGCCTCATGCCAGTGTCAAGCTTAAGCCGGGTGTAGACCAGAACGAGACCCCAGCCCTTAACGAGGCTGGCATTTCGACCAGCAATCTTGTGCGGTTCATTTATGACCGTGTGCAGGGTGCGCTGATCCAAAAGCTTGGCGGCTGGACCAAGTTCTACCCCAATACGACACCGGCAATTGTCCGGGCTCTGTGGGCTTGGGAGGATACTCAGGCCAGTTCATGGCTGGCGTATGGAACCGAGAACATCACCACCGCCGCTGAGTTGGGTGCCATCAAGAATGGCGTCCAGCAAGATATCACGCCTCGCTATGCCTCTGACGATGTGGCGGCAGCAGCCTCGGCCATTTCTGGCAGCAGCTATGTGATCATCACCGATGCCACCATAACGGGCATCACCCAATACGTCACTGTCTACATTGCGACCCACATTTCGGTTGGCGGCGTTGTGCTCTTTGGCCTCTACGAGTGCAATCCTGATGGCTACATTGGTGGCACCACCTATTCAGTTCAGGCCGTAGATGCTCTGGGTGTACCTCTTTTGGCGACCAGCACGACTACGGCAACTTTTTTGCCCCTGTTTAGCGTCACTAGCGGCTCTACTGCTGTCACGGTGACGCTGCCTGACCATGGCTTTTCTGTAGGCGAAACTTTCCCTGTTTTGATGTCTACCACTGTCGGTGGCGCGACCTTCCATGGCGGTTATCAGATTGTCAGCGTCACTGATGCCGACAACTTCGTGATCAATTCCACGACCACTCCGACATCAACGACCACTGGCTATCTCAACGGCAATCAGGCCCACTACGTCTACAACTATGGTTTTGGCTCGATCCCTTCGGGCACTGGCTATGGCGTGGGGGCCTATGGCAGTGGCGGCTACGGCACAGGCACAGCCGTCATTCCCTCTACTGGCGCTCCTATTGCTGCGACCGACTGGAGCTTGGACAACTGGGGTGAGGTGCTTCTTTCCTCCCCGATCAACAGCTATTCTCCGCCTCTCCAGCCCATCTATCAGTGGGCTCCCAATGGTGGGGCACCCACGGCTGCGATCATCCCTAATGCCCCTCCGGTCAACGATGGGTTCTTTGTGGCGATGCCGCAGCGGCAGATCATTGCGTGGGGATCGACATTTAACGGCATTCAGGACCCGCTCCTGATCCGCTGGTGCGATGTCAATAACTACAACGACTGGATCGGGACCGTCCTCAATCAGGCTGGCTCCTATCGCATCCCTAAGGGCTCTAAGATTGTCGGCTGCATTCAGGGTCCGCAGCAGGGCCTTGTCTGGACTGATATCGGCGTCTGGTCGATGCAGTATGTCGGGCAGCCATTTGTCTATTCGTTCAACGAAATCGGCTCAGGTTGCGGCCTGATCTCGCGTAAGGCGGCTGCCTCGATTAATGGCACCATTTACTGGATGGGGCCCTCTCAGTTCTTCTCGCTGACGGGCAGCGGCGTTCAGCCGGTCGCCTGCCCGATCTGGGACGTTATCTTCCAAGACCTTGACCAAGATAACGTGGACAAAATTCGCGTGGCGGTGAACTCGCGGTTTGGCGAGATCACATGGTATTATCCTACCATGAGCAACGGAGGCGAGGTCAACGCCTACGCTAAGCACAATGTGCTGCTCGGCACTTGGGATTTCGGCACCTTGGGCCGCTCTGCGTGGATTGATCAGTCCGTTCTGGGTCCGCCAATCGGTTCCGATCCCAACACTCGCTATATCTATCAGCATGAGACTTCGACGGATGCTGATGGCCAACCGCTTCTGGCAAGCTTCCAGACCGGCTATTTTGCCATGGATGAGGCTGATGTCCTAACCTTTGTGGATCAGGTTTGGCCCGACATGAAGTGGGGTTATTATGGGGGCGTTCAGAACGCCACCGTTGATATCACCTTCTATGTGGCCGACTATCCGGGGCAGACGCCGAAGACCTTTGGCCCTTATCCGGTGACACAAAACACGACATTCATCTCGCCGCGATTTAGAGGCAGGCTGGTGTCTATCGGCTTGTCCAGCAACGATGTGGGTTCATTCTGGCGTATCGGTAATATACGATACCGCCTGAAAGCGGATGGGAAGTTCTAATGGCATCTCTTGGTGATCTGCTCACAGCAGCCAAAAATGGTGTTACAGCCATTGGCACCCTGACGCAGACCTACATTAATGTGCAGGGCGCGCAGAATTCTGGCCTGATCACGACTGACACTCTGGTGAAGCTTGGCCAGTCGCGGGTGGCATCAGTCTCCGTGATTACGGCTGGCAGTGCTGTCGGCTACATTTACGATGGCAACCAAGTCACTTCGACAACCAACCCGGTGTATGTTATTCCCAACACCGTTGGCATCACGGTCGTGAATATGCCTGTTGGTCTAGGTCTGGTTGTCGCGCCCGGTACGGGCCAAGAAGTCAACGTAAGCTATTCGTGAGGTCGTCATGCCGCTGAAGAAGGGTAAATCGCAGGCCACCATCAGTGGCAACATCAGCGAGATGATCAAGGCTGGCCACCCGCAAAAGCAGGCTATTGCTGCTGCCCTTTCGACTGCGCGCAAGACCCGTGCTGGTGGTGGCCGCAATCAGGATGATATCCGCACCGCCAAGCGGCTTGGCATGGATGCCAGCAACATCTCTGAAGTGCGTGAAGCCGGTAAGCTGCGTGACTTCGATAAGGACTTCCGCAGCAAGATGGCCGATAAGGCCCGCGATATTGCAGACCGGGTTAAGGCTGTTCGCGATAGCGGCGCTCTACCCTTCGAGGTCGGAACTCGCTTTACCACTCGGCATAGCCGCAAGAATAACTTGCCGCCCTTCCAAGTCGAAGGGCATTGGGCCGATCCGAAGGGTAATTATGGGTATAGCGTCCTTCGTGGCGACCCTGAAGGCGACGATTTTGAGCGCACTCGCGTTTATGGCATGCCTGAGCATCATGAGGGCTTTGAGCCCATGGGCGGCCTCAGGGCTGTCAAGCGCCATGGCGGTCGCCTGACCCGCGCCACTGGCGGGCAGGTCACCAAGGTCCACACTGGCCCAATCCACAGCAGCGTTGCCGGTCGCACGGACCACCTGCCCATGAACGTGCCCTCGGGTTCCTACGTCATTCCGGCTGACATCATCAGCGCCATGGGTGAGGGCAACACCATGGCTGGCTTCAAGCAGATGAAGCGCATCATGTATGGTGGCACTCCCTACGGCGCTGAGGGCGCTCCGTATGGCGCTAGGGGTGGTCCGTACAATGAGCCTCTGCCGGAAAAGGCCGCTGGCGGCTCGACCCAGACAGTCCCCATCATCGCTGCTGGTGGTGAATATGTGATCTCGCCTGAAGAAGTGTTGAAGGTAGGGAAAGGAGACCTCGATACTGGTCACCGAGTTCTTGATGAATTTGTAAAGCGTATGAGAGCCGAAACTGTAAAGACTCTGAAGGCCCTGCCGGGCCCCAAGAAGGATTAACTATAAAGGATTACCTATGTCAGATAAGAGCAAGTCTGAAGATATCATTATTCGCATTGGCACCCCTGAGGACCTCGATGGTCTGATGCAGATCGCCATGATGGCGACGGAAGAGAATGGATTTCTAGACCCTAATCCTGCCAAGCTGGCTGCCGAAATGTGGCCAGCCCTGCATCAGGATCACGGGATTGTGGGCATTATTGGCCCCAAGGATGGACAGATCGAAGGCGCTGTTCTTCTGCGGGTTGGAGACATGTGGTATTCGGATACTCAGGTTGTCGAAGAAAAGGCGATCTTTATCCACCCAGATTACCGCAGCGCCAAGGGCGGGCGCGCAAAGCGGCTTTGCGATTTCAGTAAAAAGGTAGCTGATGCTTTGGGCATCCCACTAATCATTGGCGTATTGTCGAATAGCCGCACTGAAGCTAAAGTGCGGATGTATGAACGCCAGTTTGGTAAGCCCAGCGGGGCTTTCTTTCTTTACGGCGCTAAAACTGGGATGAATTCCAGAGTGGAGCATTAAATGGGCGGCAAGTCATCTCAGTCCACACAGCAAATCCAAATTCCGCCAGAGGTTTTGGCGAGGTACAATGCTGTCAACGCACGGGCTGAGATGGTTGCCGAACGTCCTTTTCAGCAATACTCGACCGATCCGAATGCATTTGTTGCCCCGCTAACGCCCACTCAACTGGCTGGTATTTCTAATACCAACTATTATGCCGGTACGGCGCAGCCCTATTATGCTTCTGCCACTCGGCAGCTTCTGGGCGCTCAGGACACCGCAATGCCTTTCTACGGTCAGGCTGCGCAGCAAGTTGGTCAGGCCCAAAATGTAGGCAATCGCCTTGCTGGCCTGTCTATGGAAAGCCTTTATGGTGCCCAAGGCGCTGCTTTCCAGCCCCAGCAGCAGGCGCAGCGGGCGTTTCAGCAAGGCTATTATGGTGCCCAGCCGTTCAACGAAGCCGCTGCCAGCCAATATTATGGCGGCCTTGCTGGCGCTCAGCCACTGCAAAATGCAGCCATAGCCAATCTTGCTGGCGCTCAGGGTATTGGAAGCGCCCTGTCCGGACGGTCCTTGGAAACTCTTGGAACCGCCCAAGGGCAGGCAGGATCAATCCAGCAAGGCGCACTTGGCGGTCTTGGGGCTGCTTACGGTATGGCTCAGCCGTTCAACATTGCCGCTGCTGGCCAGTATGCACAGGGATTGCAGCAGGGCCGTGGGATGGCGGACCTTGCTGCTGCTGGTACGCAACAGGCGCTTTTGGGCGGCCAACCCTTCCAGCAGTCCGCTGCTCAGTTCATGGGCGCTGGTGCTCAGGCAGTTAATCCGGGTGCCTTGGGTGCTCAGCAGATCAACCAGTACATGTCGCCCTATCTGGCGAACGTGTTGCAGGGCACTGCCGCTCTCCAGAACCAAATGAACCAGCAGGCTCAGTCTGCCCAGCTTGGTAATGCGATCCGTCAGGGTGCTTTTGGTGGCGACCGTGCAGGCATTGCTGCGGCAAACCTCGCTCAGCAGCAGCAGCTTGCAAACTCGAAGATTTTCGCTGACATTCTCAATCAGGGCTATGGGCAGGCTCTTAGCGCCGCCCAGCAGCAGCAGCAGCTTGGTCTCGGTGCTGAGCAGGCTAACCGCGCAGCCCTCCAAAATGCTGCCCAGCAGTCTCTGGCCATTGGTCAGCAGGGCTTCGGTCAGGGCCTGTCGGCTGCTCAGCAGCAGGCGGCTCTTGGCCAGCAGCTTTATGGCATGGGCGCAGGCGGTGGCCAAAACCTTGCCGCCCTTGGGCAGCAGATTTTCGGGCAGGGCACAGGCACTGCCCAGCAGCAGGCCGCTCTGGCCAACCAGATGTTCGGTCAGGGTGCCACGACTGCCCAGCAGCAGGCCGCAATTGCCCAGCAGCTTTATGGTCAGGGGGCAGGCACGGCGCAGCAGCAGGCTGCTCTGGCGCAGCAAATCTTCGGTCAAGGGTCAACTTCTGGCCAGAACCTTGCGGCTCTGGGCCAGCAGCTTTATGGTCAGGGTATTGGTTTTGGTCAGGCTCAGCAGGGGCTTGGTCAGCAGCTTTTCAATCAGGGCCTTGGGGCCTCACAGCAGTTCGCCAACCTCGGTCAGCAGCAGTTTGGGCAGGGCATGACTGCCGCGCAGCAGAATGCGGCGCTTGGCGCTGGCCTTTTTGGTATGGGCAGCCAGACCGCTCAGGGACTTGCCAATTTGGGCCTTGGGGCTCAGAGCGCAGGTCTTCAGGGTGCTCAGGCCCAGATGGCCGCAGGTCAGGCTCAGCAGCAGACGCAGCAGGCTGGCTTGCAGGCGCTCTACAACCAGTTCCTCCAGCAGCAGTCGTATCCGTTCCAAGTGGCGCAGTTCCTCGCGAACATCGCCATGGGGACGGGTGCGCTGTCTGGCTCGACCACTCAGACCAATCAGGCCATGGGTGGCTTCTCGGACAAGCGCCTGAAGGAGAACGTCAAGCCTGTTGGTAAGACCTTCGACGGCCAGACGATCTACAGCTACAACTTCAAGGGCGATCCCCAGACTGAAATCGGCCTGATCGCTCAGGAAGTCGAAAAGCGTCACCCTGAGGCTGTTGGTCTGGCTGGCGGCTACAAGACCGTCCGTTACGATAAGGCGACTGAAGACGCTGCGGATCGCGGCCACTTCGCCGCTGGTGGCTCCGCCATGGGCGGCGGTGTGATGCCGACGAACGCTGGCGAAGGCTACTTTGATGGTGGTGCTGTGGGCTACGACCCCGCCATCATGCAGCAAATCCTTGCGTCCTATGAGCGGATGTACGCCCCGCTTCAGGGGGCAAAGGGCGGCCTTGGCGCTGCTTCTTTTGTCCCTGAAGCTGGACTCCCTGTCGGGCAGCTTATGACGGCTGGTGATCTTCCTGCCGCGCCTAGCGCCATGGAAGGTGTGCAGAGCATGGTTGGCCTTGGCACTGGCCTTGGTGAGCTTGGCGGCAACCTTGGTGCTTGGGACTACACTGATGCCCAGCGCGCAGCGACTGAGCGCAAAAAGCGGGAAGAGGAAGCTCTTTCCGATGATGTCGAAGCCAAGGCTTATGGTGGTCTGGCCGGTGGGCGGCATGGTTATGAAGATGGAGGCGAAATCGTCGTTGAAGGTCGGCGTCAGACGCCTCCGGCGCAGCCGCCCAAGAAGATTGAAGTACCTTCGTCTACTCCGGAAGCAGCCAAGTTGGCTCCGGTCGCTAACATCGATACTTCTAAGACGATGGAAAAGCCCGCCTTCCAGAAGGTTGGGCTCGATATCCCGCAGATCGGTAATAAGGTCGGCATGGCTGTCGCTCCGGGCCTTTCCAGCCTGAAGGACAGCACGGGAGAAATCCTCGGCGCTATTGGCCAGATTGCTAGTGTCGCCTCTGACCGCCGCCTCAAGGAAAACATTAAGGCTGTCGGCAAGACCTTCGACGGCCAGACTGTCTACAGCTACAACTATAAGGGCGATCCGCAGACCCGCATGGGTCTGATCGCTCAAGAAGTTGCCAAGCATCACCCGCAGGCCGTTGGCCGGGTGAATGGCTATCGGACCGTGGACTACAAGCAGGCTACCGGTTTGGCGGCCAAGCGCGGCCACTTCGCCATGGGCGGTGAGGCTGGGGATATGACCACCATGGCTCCGGGCATCGACATCCCGCTGCAAGGGGCTGGCACCGGCCTCGCTGTCGCTGCTGGCCTTGATCCGCTTAGGGACAGCACTGGCGATTACCTCAGCGGTATCGGCAGCGTTGCCAAGGCCGGTAAGGATATCTTTGGTAAGGATAAGGACGAAAAGGCTCAAGGCGGCGCGATTGGCGGTCTCGGCGCGCTTGAATTCAAGCACGAAGGCCTTGAGCCGGACTTTGGGCTTGATCCTGAAGACCTGACCTCCGGCGAAGATGACAACTTTGAATACCTGATGCGTAATCGTGGTATGCCGGTCGAGGAGGAGGCTCGTCCTTCTGGCCTCGCTGCCTTTGAGAAAGGCGCTCAGGACATTCGCGATATGCTGAGCGAAGAGCGTAAGCGGCCCGCAGGGCTTGCTGCTGCCTCCACTCGCGAAAACGCCCCAATGCCGTCTGATCTCGGAACCATTGCCAAGATGATCCGTGGCCATGAAGGCTTGGGTAAGAACCCGCTGTCTTCGGCTGTGGGTCCGTACCAGATGATCGACAGCACTTTCGTCAACTACTACCGCAAGCTCTATCCGGGGCAGGCTCAGGGCAAGTCGGATCGCGAAATCCTTTCGATCCGCCGGTCGCCCACTGGGATTGCTGTTTCGGAGCAGATCGGGCCCCAGATCATCCGCGATAACGCCCGCATTCTTCAGCGCAGTGGCTATGAGCCTAACGCCCGTAACGTCTATCTGGCGCACTTCTTTGGCCCTGAGACAGCCATCAAGGTGCTCTCAGCCAATCCGTCCACTCCGATTGAGCGTATTGTCGGTGATGCTGCTGTGAAAGCCAATCCCTTCCTGCGCGGTCGTGACGCCATGGGCGCTCTGAAGTTTGCTGAGCAGGCCATGGCCAAGCAGCAGCGCCGCCTGATGGGGCCCGGCAAGGCTGAGGGTGGGGGCCTCGCGGGGCGTCCTGCAAAGCAGCTTGGCGGAACATTTGAGGAAGAATTTGACGCCGCGTTCGGTAAGCCGAAGGAGGCTGGTCTTGCTGCTGCCGAAGCACCGGCTCCGGAGCAGCCGGCTGAGGCTGTCGGCACAGAAATCGTGGTTAACGCCCCGTCCCGCCGCACTCCCCCTCCGAAGCCAGAACTGCCTGAGTTTGCCGGTGTGCGTCCGACCAGCTTTGGGCGCGGCGAGAAGCAGAAGCCGGTGACCTACGAAGGCGGCAACATTCCGAGCTACAGCTACGACTACATGACTGAGCCCTTTTTCAAGGGGCTTAAGAGTGGCTCGGCTCAGTCTTGGATACCGCTTCTGACCGGCCTTGGCACGTTTGCCACGATGCCGACCCGCAGTATGCTGAGCGGCTTCCTCGGCGGCGTTGGCGCTGGTGCCCAAACGTATGCCAACATGGCCAATGAGCGGAACAAGCAGCTTCCGACCCGTCAGGCTGCTATGGCTCAGTACGGCACGGCTATGCGTGGCTTCATCGAAAAGGACTTCCAGCCGCTGGGCGGCGGACGTTGGTATTATGTCCCGACTGGCGAGGTCCTCACGCAGGAACAGTATTATGCTCTGCGCGCACGGATGCAGTCGCCCAATACGGTTACACCGTTCATGGCCCCCGGTGGGATCGGTGAGCAGTACAATCCCGAAAGGGATAGCGGCTTCCGGCCTCCGAAGGCTCCGCCATCTCTGCCGAATATCCAGCCGGATATGAGCACTGTCGGCGGCATCTATGCCACCGCTTTTGCTGACCCTACGGTTGTGAGCGCACGGCAGCGCAAGTCTGCCGCGCAGACTACAATCGAAGACGGCACAAAGCTGCTTCAGGACCCACAAATCCTGTCCTCGTCTAATAAGGTCGAGGGTATTCGCTCGGCTATGGCGAATGCTCAGGTCGAACTGGCTTCCGCCACGAAGGATTACGACACCCGCATCGCTCAAATTACGGACGTTCCTCTCCAGAACCTCAGCGCGACCCAGCGGGCTGCATTCGAAGGCACACTGGAAAAGGCCTACCAGCTTGAAGCCGACAAGAGCGCGATGCGTCCGCTCATGCAGCAGTTTGCTGCGCTCAAGGGCGATTTTTCGGGTGGTACGGCGCAGGGCGCTTGGGCTCGTCTGGCTGACTTCGTGGCCAACTTCGGCAACCTGTCGGATGAGCAGAAGAAGCTGGTCGCTAACGGTGCTGATGCGAACTCGCGTCAGGCCATTATGCAAATCCTTGGCGGTCCGGTGTTCGATCCGAATATGCCGGGTGATGCCCTCAAGTGGGTCTACGACAATTACGTCCAGCCCCGCTACAAGGACCTCGACATTCAGATCAGGTCGCTCAAGCCGTACACGACCCCGACTGGAGCCCCCCAAAGCTCGGTTGGCGTCAGCCCCACCATTGCACCTCCCCCTGTCACCCCGCCTGCGCGGACACAGGGAGCGCCCGTGGTCCTTGGCCGCGATGGCATCTGGCGCGGGGCCAGCGAAGAGGCTATTCAGGCTGACAACCGCATCAAACCGGGAACCCGTTATCGCATCCCGGACGGCAAGGGCGGCTTCATCGAAGGGGTTAAGTAATGACTCAGAAGGAAAAGCCGTGGTGGGAACGGGCTTGGGACTGGGCCGTCGAGGGCGAGGACACTCCTCGCGTTCCCTATATTGACCCCAAGACGAAGCGCGCTGTTACCAATGTGCAGCCTACCGGTCCTGACGGTCGCCGCACTGCGCCTAATCCGGAAACCAGTTGGACCGAGTTCTTTACGAACATCAAAAACAACTGGGGCCTTGGCCGTATGGCCGAAACTGCGCGTGGCATGGTCCGTGGGATCAAGGATATCCCGCAGGCAGTGATGTTCTTCGACTCTGCGCGCCGAGGCTTCGAAGCAGAGGGAATGAGCCCTAAGCAGTATTACGACACGTATTTGTCGGGAACTGGCATCGCGTCCTATGCTTTCGCGCCTAGGAGGCCACGCCCATCTGACGCGCAAATTCGGCAGGTTATGCAGCGCGACATTCAAGCTGCTAATGCTCTGGCTAACGCCTTCTCTTATCGAGATGCTAAGGGTGAATTGCATTTTGACTCGCAAGGCATGTGGCGCACGATTAGTCAGGACCCGACAGGCGCTCTGGCGGCTATTGCTATCGGCGGGGAGGGCGCTGCCCTTAAAGGTGCGGCTGCTTTCGGTAAAATTGCTCGAACCGCTCAGGCTGGATCGCGCACTGCAAAAATGGCGAATATCACCGAAAAAGCCCTGAACGTTGCGGCCAATACTGCCAAGACAGCCAAGTGGGTTGCTAACCCGATTATTCCTGCGACTGCTGCCGCACTTCAGAGCGCGCCAGTCCGGGATGTGGCTACTGCAACCATCAATGCTGCGCGTGGGCGTCAGTCAATCTATCGCCCAGAGTTCAACAGGGCGTGGACGCCCTTCAAGGCTGCGGCTGAAGAGCGCCTGCGCGCTAATGGCGTTTCTGATGATGTGATCGCCTCGCCTGAGGCCCAGCAGCGCATCTATGACATGTTCCAGCAGCAGACCAATGGCCGCTTTGCTGATCCTTTTACGGCCAAGGCTTCGGCAGCCATGCGTGAAGCCGATCTCGATCCGGCAGCCTACGCCGCGCCGCATCTTGGCTCGATTATTGAAAACACGGTCAATGCCAAGCGCGGCATTACCCCGGCTATCATGAGCGAGGGCGCGATGCGCGTGGCCGGTGCCAGCAACGTCACCCGCAGCGCAGCGACTGGCGAAGCCCCCGGCATGATCTTCCGCAATCAGGAAGGCCCCGCCCGCGCCCGATCCGAAGCCGATATGGCGGAGACGCTTTCTAGCCGCTTTGCGCCTCCTCCGGGATCGCAGGCTCCGGGTCTGCGCGATGTCACCGATGACTTCATCAACACCCAGATGGAGCGGCGCAACGCTTTCGGCCAGTCATATGAGGCTGCCGCCCGGAATGATGGCGTCTACAGCGATCCGAATGCTTTTGTGGCCAATCTGGACCAAGAGGCCGCTGCCCTTCTGAGGCAGCGCGGCATCGATCCGACTGAGCTTCAGAGCAATGCTGATATCTTCCGTGGGGCCAATTCCGCATCTGCGAACCTACGCCGGAACATTGAAAACCATGGCGCAAGCGTCCCCCCGATTGAGGAAAGCGTTGGCGGCATCCTCTATTCGCTCGACCGTCAGTACAACATTTGGCTCGACCAGAATGGCAACCCGGCACCTAATCTGGTGCAAAGGGCCCTGAATGCTGATCCGACTGTTCAGGCACGGATCAATGCACCTGCCCCGCAGCCGGTTAACCGCCTCAGCCTTGAGAACTTGGAGATCGAGCGCCGCAGGCTGAATGCAGCAGCCGAGCGCGCCTATCAGCAGGGCGTCCAGTCTGGCGACTTCCGCGAATATCAAGCGATCACGGCCTACCGTGATGCGCTGGACAACACCTCGATCAACATGGGCGGCACTTTCACTGGTGATGCTCAAGCCGCGATCCCGCGCCTTCAGCAGGGCCGTGCTCAGTATCAGGAATGGCGCAACAGCGGCATCGACTCCCAAAATCCGATTGTGCGCGATGCGGCGCAGCGGGTGATGCAGCGCACTGAAGCCGATCCTGGCACCGGCCAGTATCGTTTCAACGACACGCCGGGTGCCCGCGATGTCGTTGCCGATGCCTTTGCTGGCAAGATCGTCGGAACCGATGGTGTCGCCCCCTCTGCCACTTTCGGCAGCGGTTTGGCGACCACCAATCCGGCTGAAACCTTTACAGCCCTGTCTCGCACCCTCTCTCCGGATGGTCAGGGCGCTCTGCGCGGATATGTGCGCGCAGAGGGCTATGGCCGTCCGGGTGCGACCACAAATCAAATTCTGGACCTTGACCGCGCATATGCCAGTCAGGGTGTCAATCTACTCACGCCGGAAGAGCGTAATTTCCTGAACATCAGCGTCGAGCGCCGCATGGCCACTTCGCCTCAGAACATCCCGCAGCGTGATCCATTCAACTGGAACCCGTTTGCGGATGTCAACGCTGAGCAGGGCGCGCTCGATAAGGCGATGAAGATCGCTGGCCCCTTTGTGAAGGGCAGTGTCGGTTACGGCGTTGGCAACATGATCGGTGGCCCCGGTATGGGCATGGCCTTCAGCGGCATGGGCGCTCTGGAAGACCCGCTGGTGCGCGGCGCTAAGCAGATCGGCCTGTTCCGTAATGAACAGGGCGGCGCTCCGCGCTATGCGGTAGGCATTCCCGACACGCAGGCCCCACTGGCGATTGGCATGACCTATGGCAGCCAAGCGGCTCAGCAGAGCGCGGAAGAGCGTCAGAGGCGCGCTGACGAAGAAGCCCTGAGGCTCATGGGTCAACCGCCTTCCTTGACCGCCCCTGCGGCTCAGGGAACGTCACAGGTCCCTCCCGTATCCGCACTTCCGGCCCGCAACGCTCAGAATGTCACGGCCAGCGAGGATGCAGCGTTCCTGAAAAGCCTTCAGCCCTCGACTGCTGATGAAGATGAAGCCTTCCTGAAGGGGCTGCCACAGCCCCGGTCCACAGGCGGTCGCGCTGCTTACAAGAGTGGTGGAGCGGTAAACGACATCGAGCCGTTGGTGCGGAACCTGATGAACAGGGCGCAGCAGGCAAAGAAAATGACCAACAAGGACACAGAGGCGCTGCTTAATTCGCATGATGATGCTATTGCAAGCGCACTTGAAGTCGCTCAGAAAGCGATCTGAGGAGGGCTAGATGGCCAGTTCGTATACACCTAACAAGAACATCGAGAAGCCCGCCAACGGCGACTACATCAATACATGGTCAACCCCGGTCAATAATGACTGGGACATCATTGATAAGGCATTTGGCGGTAAGACCACCCTTAACGTGGTCTCGGTGTCTGGCACGGTTCTTCTGACTGCATCCCAGTATCAGCCGCCAATCATTATTTTGAGCGGCGCACTGACGGCCAACATCAACTACCAAATTCCGGCTGGGGTCGGTGGCTTCTGGTTCATCTACAACAACACCAGCGGGTCTTTCACCGTCACATTCTCAAGTGCTGGTGGTGGCAGTTCGGTAAATCTTGTTCAGGGCAGGACTACGGCTGTCATTTCGGATGGTGCCAATATTGGTCTGGCCGATACCAACCTGTCACCCGCCGCTGGCAGCAATACGCAGGTTCAGTATAATAATGGCGGCCTTCTTGGCGCTTCTGCAAACTTCGTGTTTGATGCCAACAAGGTCGGCATTAATATCGCCTCCCCGAAGACCGCGCTGCAAGTTTCTGGGACTGCCTTCCTCAACGCGCCGGTCCTGACCAGCGCGACAGGTGCGCCACTCTACGTCACCAACGCAGACAGTTCCTATGGCTTGGTCGCGGGGGTCAACTCGGCAGACGGTCATGCTTGGTTCCAAGCGCAGCGCACTGACGGAACGGCAACGGCGTCCAACATTACCTTTAATGAGGCGGGTGGAAACGTCGGGATCGGGACGAGCAGCCCTGCGGTGCCTTTGGAGGTTGCGGGTAACATCCGCTCTTCGGGCCTGTTCCAGCGTGTTGACAACTCCGGTCTGTCTTTGTCGGGCGGGACTACCTTCAACACTGGCGGTGCCGGTATCGCGCTTCGCGGTGTTTCCGCTGGTTTCAACACCTACGGCATGGAGTTTTACACAGGCGGCTCCGAACGCATGCGCATCACCAGCGGCGGCGACGTTGGGATCGGCACCACGTCGCCAAGTGCGCGGCTCGACGTTTCTGGCTCCAGTTCGCGCAGTCGCCTCGAAGTCACAACGACTACAGCTACGTGGGTTACGACCAACCCTGCGGCAAATGCCTACCTCGGCACGGCTTACGATGCGCTGTCCCACCGCTTTTTGACTTCTAGCTCCGAACGTATGCACATCACCAGCGGTGGCAACGTCGGGATCGGCACTACTTCGCCATCCACGGCTCTCCAAGTTGTTGGTACCGTCACCGCTACGTCGTTCACTGGTGCGGGCACCGGGTTGACTGGCACTGCGTCAGGTCTCTCAATCGGCGGAAACGCGGCGACCGCTACGTCCGCCACAACGGCTGGGTCGGCAACCACGGCTGGGTCGGTGACGAATGCAGTCACATTTAACAACAGCGGTTCGGGTGCTGCCTCAGGGACAACGTTCGACGGCTCTGTCGCCCGGACGATCAGTTACAACACGGTGGGCGCTCCCTCGACCGGCGGCGCTGGCGCGTCCGGAACGTGGGGCATCAGCATTAGCGGAAACGCGGCTACGGCTACGAGCGCGACTACAGCTACGTCAGCCACCACCGCTACAACCGCCACCACCGCTACAACCGCCAATGCGCTCAACACGGGTAATACCTATACCGCTGTTGGGTACGTCTCCACGGCTACGGCTGGCACGGCGCTGCAAGTTGGCGACAATTCAGGCATCCGTAACTTCGGCAACGGCTCCACGATCTATATCGACGTAGCGGGCGGCAGCGCGTCTGCGGGGTCGCTCGTCCTTCGAAATACGAACGCCTTCACCGCTATGGCGACCTTTAGTGGTAGCGGAACCCAATTGACCTCGCTGGGCGTCGGGACAGCGCCGTCCGGCACTGCGGGTGAAATCCGGGCGACCAACAACGTCACGGCCTATTTCTTGTCGGACGCCCGTCTGAAGGAGAACGTGGCCGATATCGTTGGCGCTTTGGACAAGGTCTGCGCGATTGGCGGCAAGACCTTCGATTGGACCGATGCCTACATCACTGCCCATGGCGGCGCGGATGGCTACTTCGTCCGCAAGTCGGACTTCGGCGTCATCGCACAGGATGTGCAGGCGGTCTTCCCGCTGGCAGTGCGTGAGCGTGAGGATGAGACGCTGGCAGTCGATTACGAAAAGCTGGTTGCCTTGGCCTTCGAGGCTATCAAGGAACTGCGGGCTGAAGTAGCTGAGCTGCGGTCTCAGGCGACCAAGGTGGTCAAGCCGTGACGCTCCCGTCCAGCGGCCCCTTGAGCCTCGCGGACATTCAGGGCGAATTCGGAGGCTCTAACCCGATCAGCCTGAGCGAATACTATGCCGGGGGGGGGCTCGTTCCGGCTGGGACCACTGGCACTTTCGGCCCAGTGCCGACCCCCGGAAACCCGATCAGCATCCGGGACTTCTACGGTACCAGCAACGTAGTGATTTCGATCTTTAACGACTCGGTCAACTTCTCTTCAGGGGGCCTCACCTCTGCTACTGCGGGGTACCGCCTGACCGATGGTGGGCAGATCGAACATAACCAGCAAAACTCTTACAGCAATGTCGGGCAGTGGATCACCCCCACTTCTCAGGCGAGTAACTATGAAGTGTTCGCCACCCTCGATTTTGGCACGCTCTCTAGCGGTACGACTGGATCGTGGTTGGCGCTTTCGTCCAGTCAGGAATGGCTCTGCTTTGCACCGCAGGGCGGCTTTGAACAGGCGATAATCACGCTTCAAATCCGGCGTATCGGCACCACCACCGTCCTCGGTAGTGCCCAGATCACCATCACAGCGGATGCGTTCCTCTAATGGCTGCGGAAGACGTTATCTCACTCAAATTGGAGGTCCTCCACAGCGATGTGGTGGAGATGAAGAAGGCCCTTAACGAGCTTTCCAAGGCCATCACCAAGCTGGCCCTTGTCGAGCAGCGGCAGAACCAGACTGCTGAGGCGCTAGAGAGGGCATTCAAGGCGATCTCCAAGCTGGATGATCGCACCACGGCCCTTGAGCTTATGGCCCCCAAGGGTCAGGAAACCTCGGTGTGGGTGGATCGTTTCATTCTTGGTGCTATAATGCTCGTCTTTAGCATTATCGGCGGAAAGATCGGAATTCACCTATGAGCACTTTAGGACCTGTTAAGTTCCTCACGATCCACTGCGCCGCAACCCCGGAGGGGCGGCATGTCTCAGCGGATCAGATCACGCAGTGGAATAGGGCAAGGTTCGGCCAGCCGTCTTACCATTGGGTTGTTGAACTTGATGGCAATATGGTTCGTATTCTACGCGACAATCAAAGAGGGGCTCACGTTGGCGGCGCTAACACCGGCAACATTGGCATCTGCTATGTGGGCGGTGTTGACAAGAAGCTGAACCCCAAGGACACGCGCACCCCAGCGCAAAAGAAGTCGCTCCTGACGCTCGTTCGGACATACAAGGAGCGATATCCCGGCATTGTCATTCGCGGTCACCGCGACTGGCCGGGGGTCAAGAAGGCCTGCCCCAGCTTCGATGTCGATAGCTGGCTGGCCGAAACAGGAGACTGACCATGCTCAAGAAGATTGCCAAATGGGCAGGCAAGCGCGCCAAAGAACGTTCGACCTATGCCGGTGTCGCCATTGTCGCCACAGTGCTGGGCGCTGACAAGCTTGGAGTGCAGATCGATCAGATCGGCCAAGCTGTTGGCCTAATCGTTGGTGGCGGCCTGATCGGCAGCCAGACTCACGACTAGCGCACCTTACCGTTAAGACGATCTGCGACTAGCTGGGCGTATCCTGCGATATCTGCCCAGCTATCGTCGTATGTGAAATCCCCGTTGAGGATGCGCGCCATCTTACTGGCCGCCATCTCAAGGGCCTCTTTCATGTCCGCTGGCAGCTTCTGCCAATTGCGGCTGTGCCGCATAGCGGCTTTAAGGTTCTGGGCGATCAAGGCCTGCTCAGCAAACGTGCCGTAGCGTCCATGCCTCTCGTCCAGAATTTCATCGACGGCAGGCTTGGCTGCCTCGGCCTGTTCCTCTTCGACAATCTTGCGGAAGGTATCGGCCAGTCTGCTCATTGAGAAAACACCTTAATCTTGCCGATGAAGAGCGGGTTGATGGCCAGCTTGCCTACGCTGTAGAAGTTGCCCATGCCACGGGCTGCATCGTTGTCCTTATAGATTTCATCGACGATGATGAAATCAGATTGAGACAGGATGTTCACCAGTTCTTCAAGGGTCTTCGCGGGGTGTTCTCCGATTACTTGGTGAACGGAGTTTCCGCTACGCGAGGGCATGTTCATCGTAATTTGAAATCGCATAGTGATAGTCCCAAAAGAGTGGGCAGGACTTAGCATCCTGCCCACCCTCTTGTCCATTAACCGAAGTCGTCGTCAGCCGTTGCGGGTGCGGCGACAGGGGTGGACCCGGTCGATGGAGGCGTTGCCGCCGGTTGTGCCGCAGGCGCGGGAGTGTGAGCGGGAGAGCCACCACCCTTCGGCACAAACACCAGATCGTTGGGGCGGCTCACCCAGCTAACGATCTCGAACACCGGAGCGTAGTTGGTGGTCTTGACCGGGTTGCCCTTTTCGTCACGCCCCTGCGTCACGATAGGAACCGTGGTCTTGAGTGAGACCACCGGGAGCTTGCCCGGATTGTTCTTTGCTTCGGCCACATATTCGGTGTGGCAGGCATCAAAAGCGCCCAGCACCGCCTTAGCGGTCGTGGCGATCTCGCGGATGTCACCACCGCAGTCCTTGCCGAGCTTCAGCATCATGCGGATGCCCTGACGGAACTTGCCGCCGGGGTTATCAGGCATGGCGCTGCCAATCGGCACCATACGGAATTCCGGTGCAGCACCAGCCGGGAAATTGATATAGCCGACCTCGATGTTCTCGAAGTCCATGACGGCCTTAAAGTTCTGGGTGATGTCCACCGGACTGTTCTGGCCGTCTGCGCGGTCGATACGGAAGAAGCGGCCCGCACGGGCGTCGAACTTCAGAACCGGAACGATGTCGCCAGCGTTGCTCTCATAGCTAAAACCAAATGCCATTTTACCATACTCCAATATGCTGCAATTTAGCTTGCAGCGGGCTTCCCCGCACTATGCGGAAACTGGTCAGACGCCCCACACCTCAAACACCTCTTGGCGGATGGCGGGATCGTCAAAATAGAAGCTCTCAACGTCAGGCATCACGAAGGACGCCAGTTCCATGGGGTCGGTGCTGAGAGACAGAAACTTCTGAATGGCCAGACCGATCTTACCCAGTGAGGCGACATGCTCACGCGCATTTTCCAGCGCGTAGGTCGCCCGCTTTTTGGAGGTGATGTAGGTCACCATGGCCTGAAGGTTGTCGCCACGGGCTGCGCGGTAAAGCGCCACCTGCCGCGCATGGTTGATCTTGATCTTGCTGGTGAGGGCGTGGCTGGTCTTGAGGTCAGTCAAGCGGCCATGCTGCTCCCACTCAAAGTCATAGTAGCCGATCATGGGCACCGTGAGGCCCTCAAACGTGTGGCTGATCGCACCCTGCGTCGATGAGGGAATGCCGTAGGGGCGAAGCTCTGCGAGGCCCATCTCGACCATGCCCGCGAGGCCGTTGCGCTCTTTCTCAACCTTCTCGCCGCTGAGGAAGGCGCACAGGGTATCAAACCTCTCGCGGGCGATCTTCACGCAGTCAGCCAGCGAGGCGTCAGGGTTCATCAGGCCGTGAGAAACGCCATCCTCAACGGCTGTGCCGCGATGTGCAGCAGCACCGACCACGTTGCTTTTCTTAAGGCACTTTTGCAGCACAAATGCCGCAGGTGAGGCCACAAATGTGTTGCAGGTGGAAGGCGACAGATGCGTGATGCCGTGCGCCTCGAAGGGATTGGTCAATGCGATCTCCATAGGTCGGTCGATAGGTATGCGCGGACAATACGCCCTACATTTTTTGCGTCAACCCCAAAAATGCGCTTGACGCCCTAGGGCACAGTGCCCTAGAGGGGTGATGCGGATTGACCGCGCAAGGAGCAAAACGATGAGCAAGCTGACCAAAAATATCCGTGAGCGCATGGCGCGCAGGCTAGTAAATCACCGCTATAAGGCTGAGGCCAATGTGCTGGTCGCGAAGAACCAAGAACTATTCGAGCGCGCCTACGCGCACTGCTACAACGAAGAACTTATTAATGCGGTGAAGCTGATCGAGAAGAATTTCCCGCACTCGATGGACAGCAACAACCAGATGACCGTTAACGCTGGCGGCTTCCGACTGACAATTGGAGGGAACTTCTCTTCACGCTGGGTAACTGTCAGCCAGCCCGCCGTGGAAGAGCGCGTCATGCATTCGGACTATCGACCGCACAACATCACTGACCAAGCCTTGATCCAAGAGATTAAGGAATATGCCGATAGCCGCAGAACCTTCGATGAGAAGTGCCAGACCGCATACAATGAAGCCATGTCGGCCCTGAACACCATGACCACCGGTAAGAGGCTTGCAGAGGCATGGCCTGAGGCGATCCCGGTTATTGGCGACTTGATCCCTGCCGATCAGCGCACCCTACCTGTGGTGGTGGTGTCTGAGATCAACAAGAAGTTCGGGCTGCCGCCGGAGGAAGCGGCGTGATGGCCGAGAAGAGGCAGAAGCGGTGCTGGTTCAGGCATGACTGGCCCGCCAAGTGGGGTGAGCCGTTCACCCCGAAAGGCTACCGCGAAACCGTAGCTATCCAGCGCCGCACCTGTCGGCGCTGCAACCTGACCCAACAGCGTTTTGTTTGAGGAGCAAACCAATGAGCACTACCATCGACGTATCTGACATCCTGTCCCGCGCCGAAGAGGCCTTTGAGGAATATGACGCAGCCAAGGCCCGGTTCGACACCGCTCAGGCGCGGGTGAACCTTTTGGCCCGTGAGTTCAGCATCACCACCAAGACCTACGCCTTCAAGGATTACATGCTCCGCAAGGAGGTGAATTCTTGGCGCGGGCAAAAGTACGCTTGACAGTCTAGGGCCTTGCGCCCTAGCCTCACCCCGTTGACTTTATCTATCTATCAAGGAGCAATCTTATGTCGGCCCCCGAAGGTACATTCCACCTGCCTCGCATCGCGACTGCTGTGGTGCAACCAAATCCCAGAATTTGGGAGCTTTTCCTAAAGGAAGAACCTCTGACTGCCGATGAGTGGGCTGAGTTGGAATTGTACGAAGCCATCCAGAAAGAGGAAGAAGATGAGTTTCACGAAGGATGAGTTCAGAACTGCCAAGCAGGAGCTTGGCATGTCTGCATCGCAGCTTGCTAAGACTCTGCGGATGGGCACCCGTGCCGACCGCACGATCCGCCGTTACGAAAGCGGTGAAACGCCTGTCCCCGGCCCAGTGTCAGTAGCCGTCGAGGCGCTGCTCACAGGCTTCCGACCTAAAAACTATGAGGACCAAAATGAGCAATGAAGAAGAAGTCGGCGCTGAGCCGCAGCAGGGCGAAGTGCCCCGCATGACAGAAAAGGAACTCTGGGCTGCGGCTTGGAAGTACCATCAGTTGATGAGCGATGAGATCGAGAATGCTGGAGACATGATCGGCGTTTCAGCCGTGCTGTTCACCAACATGCTGATCGCTGGTGTCGTCTCTGGTTTGGACAGAGCTATGGTCGGCGTCATGCTGAACATGATCGCACGGGACGTTGAGGAAGGCGTCACGCAGATTTCTGAAACCAATAACACGATGCAATGAGGAAGAGATGAGCAGACTGAAGGACGATTACGTTTACCCCCGGATCACCGGTCTGGGCCAACCAGCACCGGGTATGGAACTGCGGGACTGGTTCGCTGGTCAGGTTCTGATCGCAGCCTGTCAGGATAACAGCCCGTGGGAAGCAGCGCGTCTGGCATATGAATATGCAGACCGCATGATTGAACAGCGCAATAAGGAGCAAAACAATGACTGAAGAAGTAGCAGCAGAACGTCTTCGCCTCTTGATCGAGCTTTACAAGGAAACCCTTGGGCTGTGATCGTTATCGGCATCGACCCCGGCTTGTCCGGGGCGGTAGCCTTCTACGACACCGTAGAGGGCACCGTAGAGATCGCGGATATGCCGACCGTCGAGCTTAGCCGTAATGGCAAGGCGAAGCGCGAGGTGAGTGCTGTGCTGCTGTCAGGCATCCTGATCCGCCACAAGGTTGAGGCTGCGTTCCTTGAGCGCGTCAACGCCATGGCGGGGCAGGGCGTCACCAGCGTCTTCAGCTTTGGCCGGTCGAGCGGGATTGTCGAGGGCATCCTAGCGGCATATGACATCCCAACGACTCTGGTAACGCCTCAGGCGTGGCAGAAGGCGGTCGGCCAAAGGGCGGGGAAGGACGGGAGCCGGGAGCGCGCTATGCAGCTTTTCCCGGCGCAGGCTGACCTATTTTCGCGCAAGAAGGACGATGGCCGATCTGATGCGGCGCTGATTGCATACTATGGGGCAAAAACACTCTAATCTTACCTATTGCGGGGTATATTGTGACATCTATTCTATTCGATCCCGACTTCGCGGGTCCAGCCGACTGGGCGGCGCTATATCGGCAACTCGGCCTTCAGGTTGTGCCCGCGAAGATGCCCCGCGAGGACAAGGCGTGGAAGCGCCCGATCATCAAGTGGCGTGAGTATGAAGGCAGCCTGACGGACGATGCCACCTATGCCGGGTGGTATGGTCCGCAGGGCGAATTCCGCAACCGCGAGAACATGGGCCTGATCACTGGCGCTGCATCTGGCAACGTCTGGGTGCTCGACATCGACAGCCATAACCATCCGCAGGCGATGAAGTGGCTGCAAGCCCTGATCGATGAATGGAATGATGGCATCCCGCTCCGGACCGCTACCCAGCGGACCGGTGGCGGTGGTGTCCAGATTTTCTTCAGCGCCCCTGACGGCTGGGTGCCGCCCACGAACAAGACCAGCATGGGGATCGACATCCGGGGTGCTGGCGGCTTCGCCATGCTCCCACCCAGTATGCACGAAAGCGGCGTCAACTACGCTTGGATCAAGAGCTATGAGCCTTGGCTGGTCGGCATCATGGAAGCCCCGTCATGGATCGTGGAGGCCGTTGACGAACTGCTGAGCCAGTTCACCAAGGTCGAGCGCGGGGAGCGCACCGAAAGCCCAGCGCAGGCGGTCGATAGCTTTGGCCAGATCGTGGACGGGCGCGAGGATTACATGACCCGGCTGATCTGGGGTCGGGTGGTATCATTGTACCGTGAGTGCCCGTTCGATCCTCTGGATGGCCACCAGCTTGAAATGCGCGAAGCGTGGAAGCTGTACGACAGCAACGTCAAGTCGCGCCTGTTCGAGCCGGGTACGCCAAACCATGTGCTGCTTGAGCGCGAGGGGCGTGGGCCCAGCCTGTTTGCCCAGAAATGGGATCAGGCGATCAGTCAATGGAACACTAAGGTAAAGGAAGCGGCGGCTCTTCCCGCACCAGAAAAAAAGCTAGAGAGCCCTCAGGAACGGCAGCAGGACGAAGACGTTGACCTCAGCCCTGAGGACATCATGGAAGATGTCTTCGAGTGGCTCGATGTTATGGGGATCAAGAACCTCCCCGATCCTGAGTGGCTCATCGCCAAGATCATCATCGCCCGAAGCCTAGGCTTCATTTACGGCACCCCCGGCGCGGGCAAATCATTCATAGCACTTGGCATCGCCCTGTGCATCGCTGCTGGCATGAAGGATTGGTGGGGCCGCGAGATCAAGCACACCGGTCCTGTGATCTACATTTCGAGCGAAGGCGTGTCGGACATCAAGTTCCGCATCCGCGCTTGGGAAACCGCGCTGAACATCAACGCTGATGAGCTTCCCTTCTTCCTGATCCACCAGACCATCGATTTCATGAAGGAAGAAGACACCAACAAGCTTCTGCGGACCATTAATAAGGTGGTTCAGACCACTGGGGAGATGCCGGTGTTTGTGGTGGTCGATACGGTCAGCCGTGTGCTGCCCGGTGCCGACGAAAACCTCCAGAAGGACATGACCCTGTTCATCAAGGCCTGTGACGAAGTGAAGGAAGCTTTCGGCTCGACCGTCTGCGGTGTCCACCACACCAGCCGTCAGGGCAATCTACGCGGATCGACCGTGTTCGACGGCGCTGCGGACTTTTTGCTTTCCGTCAGCCGCGAGGAAGGAAGCGAGATCGGCCAACTTCACGCCAAGAAGATCAAGGCGGCTGAGGACGGCTGGACGCAGAACTTCAAGCTCAGGAAGATCGATCTGGGCGATATTGCTGGCAACACCAGCCTGTTTGCAGAACCGACTGATGAGCAGATCGAGGACAAGGAAGAAGGCGGCTGGCCGTCGAAGCCTGTCTGTCAGGAGATCGTGAACGCAATCCGCGATGCGTGGAGCACGGGGAGGCCGTGGTCCAACCACCACCATGCCCGCAAGGATGGCCGCTACGCCATGCTGCACATGAACCAGCGGTGGGGTGTGGATGAGCGTACCGGGGCTCAGATGATCGAGGCGTGGCTGACCAACGGAATTCTTGAGGTTGCCCTGTTTGATCCGCGCACAAAAATGCGCGGGCTGCGAGTGCTCAACAATCTTTATGACGCTCAGTCGATGCCAAAGCAAAATTGGTACGAAAAAGATGATTGACATTAGGGCGAACAGCCCTAATCTGAGGGTCTCTTACAAGGGAGGGAATTATGTTTGATATTTTTTTGGTAGTTATCATGATTTTGGCCTCATGGTTCTACGGATATGCGGTCCGGGCCCTTCAGTATCCGGTCCAAAAGCGGGACAAGAGAGGTCGCTTCATCAAAAAGTGACAATTAAGCAAGGAGCAAAACATGAGGTCTGCGGCCATTTCTGCCTTAATGCAGGCAGCCGATATCGATTTTAATGACGCCAAGCGCATTATTGCCAACCTCGAAGCTGCGGGCATGACAATTTACCGCAAAAAGGTTCGAAAAAATGGTCGCCGCCCCAAGGTGGCGCAGCCCATGACACCGGAAATTGCCAAGGCGATCCGGGCATATTTTGTCGCCTACCCCAATGCCACGCAGCAAGAGATCGCGACCCGCTTCAACGTCAATATTGGCCGGGTCAGTGAAGCTTTGGAAAGGAATAGAGATGCGTAAGTACATCACGGGTTTTATCGTCGGTCTGGCTGCGGGCGCTGTCGTGCCAGCGGCTGCGGCCTCTATCGTCGGCAGCACTGGTTACTTGGTTGGCTGGACTGTGACCAAGAACGGGGATGAGATTTGCTACATGCCCTATGTCTGGACCGGCGTCCGAGAAATCGAATGCGACTAGGGGGCTGCTGTCATGACCGCACTAAGCGAGAGGCCAGCATCGCTTGGCTCGTCATTCTCTGCCTGCTGGGCGCGTATCTGATCGCGCTGGCGGCTGATTGCGAAAATCCGTCGCAAGTTTCCCGAACACCCCCACCCGCGCACGGCGCGATGAAAGGAGAATAGACCGATGGGAACCACTGCAACAGCGGGAACCCGCAGCATTTACTTAAGCGACTGGTCAGACGAAATCATGCCGTGCGATCCGTCGCCCGAAGCGTGGGCGGAATGGCTCTCAAAGGGCGGTAGCCCCGAATGGCCGGTCGAGAACCCGCCGTCCGATGGCGATATTCTAGATGCCAGCGCGATCCTGTGGAGTGAGGACATCGTTGCTCGCCGCGTCAATGGCGAATGGCAGCTCTCGCGCCGGATTGCTGAAGGCGAGGACTTCGCCGCGCTGCGCTACGCGCAAGGGTTGGGATGGTCGCCTGACAATATTGTCATGGAGGGGTTCAGCAATGTCGATGGCTTCATCGACGGCGACGAGACGTTCGAACAAGCTATTCTTCGGTGCCTGCGTGAGAATGACGAATACTGCGATGATGTCGAATACGTCGCGGTCGGCACAAACGAAGAGCTGAAGCTGGTCTATCGCACCGATCCGGCGCGGTTGGAGACCGCCCGATGACCCCGACCCGAGAAGAACTTCTGGCGCAACGCGCTGAGATCGACGCCAAGCTGGCTGCGCTGGATGCGGAGCGGGAGATTGCCGAGATTGCCGAAAAGGTTGTGGCCGAAAAACACGGCGGCACGCCCATGGTGTTTGCCGTTGCCGCCATCCGCGAGACCCTGCGCCGCGTGCCTGCTTGGCTGGGGGAGGAGGCTGATCCCTACATCGTTTACGCTGACGACGAGGGCTGGTTTGACTGGCGCGGTGGCGAATGTCCGGTGCCTGCGGAGACGCCGGTGGTGATCGAGTGGTATTCAGGTCGCAGACAGGTTTTCAACGACGGTTATGACGGGCGTTGGCTGCACGTCAAACGCTACCGCATCATTCCGGGAGAAGAAGCATGACCTACGACAAGAAAAACTCCGCCCGTGTTGGCGTTGACGAGGCCCGCCTGATCGCAGCCCTCCCGGAACTCGTCGAGGCGCTGCGGGAAACCGTCGGATTGATTGGCGCTCCGTCTGACTTTGACGGGCTTCGCAACACGGACACCGTAGACCACACGATCACCGTTTCAATTGGGCAGGTCAAAAGGTGGGCCGCCCTCTTGCGCAAGATCGAGGGAGACCCCGAATGATCCCCGACCGCACGAAAGGAACTGGCACATGGACGACTTGATCGCATTTTTCAGCGAGATGGAGTGCTACCCCGATCCCGTCATGCAGGAGCGCATCAAGATGGCAATCTCCGCCCTTGAAGCCCTGCAAGCCGAGAAGGCTGCACTGGAGAAGTGGCACGAAGTCGCAGCCGTAGAACTCAACGACGCTCACGCCCGCATCTGGCAGCTTGAGGCGGAACTGGCGGGGGCGCGGAAGCGTGACGCCGAGATTTACAGCTTGCTTCGACGCATTCGGACTTGGGGCATAACCTCGTCAGGATATGACGGTTCCGAGTGCATTGAGAACACCGCTGATGTCGATGCAATGATGCGCCGCCTGAACGAAGCAAAGCGAGCCGCCGATGCTATCGAACAAGGAGCGCACCATGCAGACCACTGACATCGCGCAGATCGCGGCGGGGCTTTCGAAGCCGCAAGCCTGCCTGATATTGGCCTTGAGTGGCGATGA